TGGGCAAGTCAGGTAGGAAACCGTGCAATGAAATTATCTTTAGCAATGAAGAATGGAGAGTGGATTTGACCGAAGAGAAGAAATGTGACACCTGTGAATGTTACGAATGTGATAAAGAAGAATGTAACTGTGACTGCCACAAGGAGGTAGAAGGAGTACCCGTGTGATTGAGTTTGTGTTAGTGTTTATGATGGGATTAAGAGTAGTAGACCAAACACANACCTTCCAAGATTTAGATAGATGCCTATACTTCGCAGAGAGACTTCACAAACAACCTTCAATACCCCAAAAGGAAGGACCTAACTTACAGATAACTGCGTATTGTAAACCAATAAGGAAAAGATAATGGACCCCGTGACTATATCGCTGGCTGTAGGCGTTGCAAGTAAAGCATTTAGTGCTATAAAACAAGGATTCGCAGTCGGGCGAGATATAGAGCAGATGTCAGGAGACATTGGTCGCTGGATGGGAGCAGTATCAGATGTTGACAATGCAGAGAAACAAGCTAAGAACCCACCTCTTTTTGGTAAGCTGTTTAAAGCAGGTTCTATTGAAGAAGCGGCAATGGCTGCATACGCTGCAAAAAAGAAACTTGAGGAACAAAGATACGAACTCAAGATGTTTCTAAATCTTACTCATGGCCCTCAAGCGTACAATGAATTATTGCAGATGGAAGGTCAAATTAGAAAACAAAGACAAGAAACTATATATAAACAACAGCAACTTAGAAGACAAGTAGGCGAAGGTATAGGTTGGGTATTTTTAATTTTAATTTTAGGTGGATTTTTATTATTACTAGCAAGTATATTTTCTAGTAAAGCTTATGGGGATGGTTATACCTACAAATCTAAAAAATATACGAAGCAACAAAAGATACATCAAGGTAAGATAAAACAACCTCAATACACTCGATGTCTACGTAAAAAGATGGTTCACTACAAGAGTGGGTTAGCTTGTATATACGAAGGTGCAGGTAAAACATTTGAAATAGAGTTCACAGACAAAAGCATAGGATGCCCTAGACAATACCAATGTGTATATAATCCGGGAGGTTCTGAACCTAACATAGACGATGTAATGGAGAGTTTGCGAGATATAGCTAAATAAACTTCTTGCTATTTATATAATTTATGTGTATAATTTAGGCAACAGGGAGTTAATATGAAAAACTTAGCAGCACAGGCATTAGCTTTCCAATATAAACTACAGATTGATAATGCCACATCGTTAATAAACGTAAACCATAAGCCACTTGAAGAAATAGATAAAGCACTTGGTCAAATGGTAATAGCTAATCAAAAGTTACAGTTACTCAACAAGATAGTAGCTGAAAACAATCCCAAAGAGATTGATACCTCCGAAAGTAAGTAATACATGGCAAGCACATATCTTACGTTAGTTAATAATGTACTAAGAGATATGAACGAAGTAGAGTTAACAAGTTCTAACTTTGCGAGTTCTAGAGGTGTACAAACTACCGTCAAAGACTATATCAACAGAGCTATATCTGATATACTTAACTCTGAACTTAACTGGCCCTTTACTAGAGCAGAAGGATCAGTTGATGCAATTGCAGGTAAACAACTATATAGCTTTGCATCAATAGCATCTACGCTTAAGTACATTGACTATGATAATGTGTTTCTTCAACCAAAAGATTACATTGCAAATGGTGACTTTGAGATAGATGGTTCAGCCAGTATAACTAACTGGACTACAGTTTCAGGCTCTCCTGCAGCAAGTTCTAAGTTTGGCAACACACTTTTACTTACAAGTGCAAAAGCAACACAACAAGTGGATGATCTAATCGTAGGTAAATCCTACGTTGTTCTTGTGCAAACTAGTGGCTCAACACTTACTTTAGATATAGGTACTAGTTCAGGTGGCACACAGACTAAGTCATCTACTCTTACCATAGCAAGTGGCAACGAGGTATTACTATCCGAAATTACATTTACAGCCACAGCAACAACTCATTATGTTACATTTACAGAAACAGCAGGTTCTGCAGCGTATGTTAAATTAGTTCAACTAATGGAAAACATAAAAGCCATACCACTCAAGTATCTGTCTTACGAAGAATACAATGAAAGATACAGAGAAAGAGACGCTAGACCTGACACAGATAAGTTTGCCGACCCTGAATTTGTTTATACAACATACAATGACGAGTTAGGTCTTACACCAATACCAGACACAAGCAATAGAACATTAAAGTTTGACTACTATGTAACAAACACTGATCTAACAGCACACGGTGACACAGGCATAATCCCGACAAGGTTTGAACCAATAATCAATGCCCGTGCAAAGTACTATACCTACATGTTTAGGTCTGATGTACAAACAGCACAATACGCCCTCAAAGAATACGAAGATGGTATTAAACGAATGAGGGTCGAACTGATAAACAGAAAGAATTACATGAGGGCAGTATAGTTGGCTGACTTAAGTGAAACCGCTGCATTTCCATTCGTCTGTGAAGGTGGATTAGTTCTTAACCAATCTACATTTATAATGAAACCCGGACAAGCTTTGGAGTTAGAAAACTTTGAGCCTGACATTGAGGGTGGTTACAGAAGAATAAATGGTTTTTCTAAGTACGTATCCGTAGTTGTACCTTTTACTTCAGATGCAAGTGAAGAAGTTCTCATGGTTGCCACCTTTGCAGATAAAGTTGTAGCCGCAAGAGGTACTAGTATATACCAAGCAACTCCCGGTGGATCATCTTGGACAAGTATAGATAGTGGCAGAACAAGTGCAGGCAAGTACAGCTTTGAAAGATTTAACTTTGATGGTAACGACAAGTTGATAGTTGTAGATGGTGCAAATGATCCTACAGTGTTTAACACATCATTTAGTGCAACAGACGTAACAACAAGTTCTGTAGAAGGTGCAAAACATGTTGTAGCATTTAAAAATCACATGTTTTATTCTGGTATGTCTACTACACCACAAGAGGTAGTGTTCAGTCAGCCATTTGATGAGGATGCTTTTAACAGTGGTTCAGGTGCAGGTAGCATTAAAGTTGACGACACAATCGTAGGATTGAAAGTTTTCCGTGATAATTTATTTATCTTTTGTGAAAACAGAATATTTAAACTAGGAGGTAGCTCATCTAGTGACTTTGCTATCGTGCCAGTTACAAGAAACATCGGATGTATAAATGGTAACACAATTCAAGAATTTGCTGGTGACCTTATCTTTCTTGGTCCTGATGGCTTGCGTACCATCGCAGGTACAGCAAGGATTGGTGACGTGGAATTGGGAACTATAAGTGCAAANGTACANTCNTTGTTTGATAAAAACATATCAAGTTCATCAAAGTTTGAGTCNATAGTTATACCTGATAAAACACAATACAGAATATTCTTTTCAAAAGACAGTAGGGGCGATAATCTCACAGAAGGTGTTATCTGTGTTATGAGAGGTCAAACATTTGAGTTCTCTAAGATGAGAGGTATAAAACCTACTTGCACAGACACATTTGTATCAGCAGGAGATGTGATTGCTTTACACGGTTCAACATCTGGATACATACAAAGGCAGGAGTCTGGTTCTGATTTTGACGGTACAGTTATAAATGGTAAGTACCGTAGTCCAGACTTAACAATGAATGATCCGGGAATCCGTAAGCATATGCAAAAGGTTGTAGTTAACTACGCACCTGAATCTTCTATTGACGCAGACCTTTTTGTTCGGTATGATTATGAGAGTAGAAGCTCTTCTAGACCAGCAGCTTATCCCCTTGATTCAGAAGATATAGCAGCCATTTATGGTACATCATCATATGGAACACCAACTTACGGTGGAGCATCACAACCACTTGTAAGACAAGCAGTAGAGGGATCAGGCTTTGCAGTAGCATTGCGTGTGAACGACGGAGGAGCTACTGCACCATATTCAATAAAAGGGTTTCAACTAGAATACCAATTAGGAGCAAGACGTTAAATGGGAGCTACATACACAAGACAGTCCTCATATACTGACGGTGATGTAATAACTGCGGCTCATACCAATGACGAGTTTAATCAGTTATTAGCCGCATTTCAAGCCAGTACAGGACATACCCACGATGGTACAGCCAACGAAGGTGGACCTATAACTAAGTTATTAGGTAACGCAATTACGTTTGGGGCAGGTACTGCAGGTACAGATATAACAATTACATACGATGGCGAGACCAACGACGGTGTAATGAAATGGATGGAAGACGAGGACTATTTTGAGTTTAGTGACGACATACTTATTGCTTCTACAGAGAAGTTACAATTCAGAGACACAGCTATATACATCAATTCCAGTGCAGACGGACAACTCGACCTCGTAGCTGACACAGAAATACAGATAGCCGCTACAACCATTGACATGAACGGTAATGTTGATGTATCAGGAACACTTACCTATGGCAGTTTATCTGACGGTACAATAACGGTTACAGCTTTTGCTGATGAAGATGATATGTCTTCTAATAGTAATACTTTAGTGCCTACACAGCAGTCTGTAAAGGCGTATGTAGATGCACAAGTTACAGCTAGTGATTTAGACTTTCAGGGTGATTCAGGTGGAGCATTAAGCATTGACCTAGACAGTGAAACCTTAGACATTG